GCAAACTGCAATGCTTCCATAGACTGGTATACAACGCCGCCATCATCAAACCAAGCGACTACAGTTCCATTATCTTCGATGTTTACAGACACCAATGTTTTTGTGGCTGTCATTTGCCCACCTTCAGACTGTTCGCCCCTACACCCTTGAACGGCATCGTCAGGAACGCCAGTACAGAAGACACCGCAGCGGAGACCCCAGCGGCTACCGCTTTGCTGCCGTAGAGTGCAAGCACTGCGCCGAGCTCGGCAATGTCGTGTGCTTCGGATGTGCGGATGCCATCACCGAACACGCTGGTAAAAGCAGCTGCGAAAGCCACGATCACAACGACCACTAATCTTTTGATTGATATTGAGTTCATCGGTTTATTATTGCCTCCAACGCGCTGACCTTGTTCTCGAGTTTACCGAGTCGCTGTTCGATGCGGCGCACTTCTTGCTGCTGGCCATCGAGGGTATTGATGATGTGTGCCACCTGAGTCTCTAGGCGCGTCAGCCTGACCATCAGTGCGACCCATGCGGCACCAATCGATACCGTCGTGATAAACGCCTGTATGCCAATCTGGACCCACATATCTACACTCATAGACTCACCCCACCAATATCTGTACTCATATCATGGTGCGATGGAGTCGATGCGTACCACCACGCAGTGGATACAGTTACCCGTTTGTCCTGGCGCGAAGTGCGATCGTTTGGCTGACTGCGTTCGTGTGACCGTAGTCTGATCCGATGCACTCGTAGTATGGCGCCAGGTTCTGCGGATTGCCGGATGTGTATATCCTGTCATCGGCCTTGACCTCGATGTCAGGCGAACATGTCAGCGTCCATGTGCCAGACTGCTCGATCATGCCACCGACGATGCCTTCTGTATCTCCGGTGTTGCTTATAGTGCCACGAATCTCAGCGACCTGTATCCAGTGCTGAGACACGCCACCGATGCCATCCGATGCATTGACGGTTCGCCAGATCGCGACGCGGTCCGCATAGGAATACGCCTGGATCGCGTTCTTGAGCGCGTTGGAATAAGCTGCCGGGATCATACGAACACCATCGGGCTGAAGCGCTTAGCCTGGTCAAGACAGTGCTCACGGAGGATAGCCATTTTCGCATCGACCTGCCCGTCCTTGACATCGATGAGGTGCGTGATGCTGGATGCTTTGCGAATCCAGCCTTGTCGCGCAGATGTCCGGATGTCATAGCGCTCGACGTTGGCTGGACCGATGTCCTGCCACAAGAGGTCACCTGACCCGTCATTGATGCTGTAGCCAGTTGTCCTGGTGTACTGAGGGAACTGCGGTTCCGTGGCGCCTGATGTTCCTGCGATGACGCACTGGTAGAGTCGACCAGTCGCGACGGTTGGGATGATGATGTCACCAACCACGAAGGCTGTGGACGCGATCCAGAGACCCCAGCGAGCGTGGTCGTCCACGAGCTGCTGTAGTGCAGTGCTGTCCAGAAAAGGATATTGATCGGATGCGACCATCCAAGCGAGACGGTCGAGTGCTTGTGTCCGAGTGAGTGGCATGGTTTACATCCTAAAAAAAAAAGGGAACGGGATAAACCGCTCCCCTTGACTGCGAAGGTGCTACGGCCTATGTGGCAGCACATTGAAGGACGATGAGTGAACCAGGGACCTGATCGGCCACGGTTGCAGTCACGTTGCCGACATCAAAAGCATTGAACGCATAGCGCTCGGTTGCCTTGAAAGTCAGCGCGTCCTCGATGAACTTGACCTGGTCAGAGACCTCGACCGATACTCCACGACGATCGCCGAAGGCGACACCCTTAGAGAGGTCTCCGAGGACGACCATGTCACGAGATGCAGCTACACCCGACGGCATGTTCTGGACGAAGCTGATCGGAATGCCGAAAAGCGTTGGCTCAGCGCCATAGGCATTCTGAATGTCCATGATGCTATTGCCACCCAAAGCGATGAGCTTATCGGCGACGCCAGTGTAGAACATATTTTTGTGCATGTACCATCGTGGCTGATTTGCATATGGCTGAAGCTTTGCAACCATCGACTGGAAGTTCGCCAGGGTAAAACTTCCGATTGTAGCAGCTGTACCGACTGGTCCAACGACCATCGATGCGATGGAGGTAAAGGTTCCGGACAGTGCCTTGATACGTGGCATGATTCCAGTGATGGAACCATAGGTCGAGGTGCCATCGCCCTGGAATGCAGCTGCATCCTCAGCAAGTGCCAACCCGTATGCAAAGTCCTGCGCCAGCATCGCGCCGAAGTCGATGACGGTGTCTTCGTTCAGCTCTTTGGAGACGATGGTCAAGATCGCGAGTTTCTTCGCCAGCAGCTGAACTTGGCTGAAGGTGACGTCACTGGCGGTGATGGCCGTTGCTTCACCAGGGTAATAAGTCGTGGTGCTGGTCGATGCATTTGGCACGTTCAAAGTGTCAGACGTCATCGGATAGATGCGGCTGTACTTGCGAGCGATTCCGTACTCGTTACGCAGCCAGATCAGACTGGACGACACGATTTCAGGGACTGTATAGCCACCGACGTTGTCTGTGCCTTCGACCTGCGACTTGACGCCATGCTCGTTGCACCACTTGGCTGCAGAAGCATTTCCGAGGACAGTACCACGAACCCACTGGCCAAATGCATAGGCCTTGTAATTAGCTTCGTCACGGGTTCCAGGGAATGGGTTCCGTGTGCATCCGCCAGACTTCCATGGCTCATGCTTTGGCGCTTCGGATGCGACAGGAGCAGGCACGGAGCCGAACTCGCGGAGCATTTCGATGCGCTCAGAGAGAGACTTTGCAGATGTGTGAAGGCGATTGGCTTCGGCCATGTCGCCACCGTTGATGAGGACTTCTTTTGCAGCTGCGATTGTAGACTGTCGCTGTGCTTCGAGTTGTTCGATGTTCATTATGATAACTCCAAGATCATGAGCTGGCGGAGGAGAATATTCTTCTCATCGTCCACGTTGCTCGGTTGTTCGATGATGACATCTTCGCTCGATACTTCGTCTCGAAGTTCGTTCCAGATGGTTTTGGCGAATCTTGTCGACTCGCTACGTGAGAGACGAACTGCATCCCGCAGACGTCGCTCCACTTCCCGGATCGATGTCGGTCGCTCGTGCTTCGACTTCATCGATTGCACTTCCGCTGCCGGATCCTTCAAATTTGCTGTGAGTTCTTTGGCTTTGCTGGCAAATGCATCGATGATCGCGTCAATGTGTCCGCGACCCAGACCAGCATCGAGAGCGGCCATCATGCCAGCCATGAGGCGGTCATAGAGTGCCTCGATGCCTTCATGGACCATCTCCGCCGCAAGGTCACCGTAGACCTTCTCGACGAAAGTCGCCACGTCTTCACCAGGCGCGACAGGGATCATCATCTCTTCTTCTGCCATGCCAGTATCCTCCATGTCGCCATACATGTCCTTGAGACTCTTGACCACGTTCATCGGTTCCGCTGGTGTCGGTGTCAGCGATGCCTCACCGATTGGCCAGCGTGTGATCTCATAGCGGCCATCAGACATCTTCTTCCGCTCGACCATGTGACCCGTGGCGCCGCTGGAATATCCAAGCTTGCCAGACTTTGCGAGATCTTGGATCATCTTCTGATACTGGTCAGCCATCTCGACCTGGCTCTCATACCATAAACCTTTATCGTCCATGGTAATGAAGCCTAAACCGATGCGTGATTTGCCGATGGTCTTGTCTTGGCCGTGATGATAGTAGAGGTTCATCGGGACACGTACACCTGGAGACATCGGTCGACCGAAGTCGGTGTTTTTGGTAAAGTAGTCGCCCTCGAGGTCAGCGCCGCCGAAGCGCACTAGATAACCACGCACACGACCAGAATCGTCTGCTTTGATCGCATCGCCAAAGGACACCAGAGTCTGCATCATAAATCCTTCACTGGTACGACCACAGCCTGTGGTCCCCACTCCGAGTTCAATACTACTTTACCGAATGCCGAGAGCGGTGTACCCGTCTCATACAAACGATACCGCGAAGGTCCTAAGACCTGCCGACGCTCCGCTTCACTCAGCATCGCGAACTGCTCATCGCGTGTCGGTAGTTCCGGCGTCTCATCGAAAGCGTCCGGGTCAAGCCCAGCAAGTTCGGCGTACGTCGGTGTCAGCGGGATCACCGTACATCTACAGTTTGGATGTGAAGGCACAACATTCGCAACAGCGTTGGGTTCTCCGTGAAGCGCCCAACATACGGGACAGACGTTCACATCACCAGCAGACACGCGTGACCAGCCCTTGACGATGCTTAGGTTCGACTCGAATGTCTGGCGCTGTGCTTCGCGGTTGGCTCGAATCATCTCTGTTCGTGCGATGGTAGCAGCTCGTGAAGGTGCGAGAGTTTCGTACGTCTTTGACATGCGACGAGCGACCTGTAGAGGATTGAGACCCTGCGCGACACCGATGGTGACGTGGTCGCGTGCAAATGGTCCGATGGCTTCGTATAGTGCGGCGAGCGGTGACCCGTCAGCCGCGAAGCCGACGACGTTCGTAATGGCTTCGACTGGCAACCGGTTCCAGTTGAGGTCGATGCTCATGCTCACCGAATCAGGAACACCAGCGACTGCTCGCACGAGATCCTCCTGTATGTCCAGCGATAGCTGTATCGCGCTTCGTTGTCCGTTGCTGGCGATGTCTGTGGCGCGTGGTGCAAACTCCGTGACCTGTCTGGCCATCTGCTCGTTCAGTGCCGCGAGTCGCACCTGGTAGTCATTGAGCGCCGTGACATCTTCGCCCGCTGCCTGTGCTTCCTCGATGGCCTGTGTTATCTCTTCAAGGCGCTGGAGGTTGTCTGCTTGCAGGACCGTGTATGTCCTCCGCATCTCAGCGAGCGCGGAATCTTCACGAGCGCGAAGCAGGTTCCTGTATCGCTCATTGACCTGGTAGATATCAGGCATCGGCATCTGTCAGTTCGTAACCATAGTACGGGTGATACGACTTGCCGTTCTCCTTCGGCGCCATGCGCTTGAGTATCTCTTTGCGTGCAGCTGTAGACCAACGATAGCCAGCATCGCCACCCCATGCAGCCCATGCCACACGACCAGCACTAGGATAACCATCCTCACCTGGTCGGAAACCTTCGGCCTGTTTGTCTACTTCGTGTCTGCGGAAAAAGGAGTACATCCGAAGGACGGTCGACTCGGACAACTTCTCCCCATCGATGATCTGATTCGCTCGCGCCCATGCCACGGCTGTCCCGCCATCACGACCAGCATCACGCCACTCGATGGCCTGACGTGCTTCACTGGCCATGTCCTTCGACGGTATGAACTTCAGTCCTGGCTCAGATGCATCGTCGAAGGCCTTGATCTCTTCCTGACGCACCGTGACAGGCAACAGGCCGAGGTGCTGGATGGAGTTGAGACCAACAGCCTGTAGTGCAGCTTCTGGCTCGAAGCCAGCACGAATCAAAGTACCGGCAGCACTTACCAACTTCGCCGTCTCATCAGCAGTCCGAGCTGTCGAGACAGGCGTAGCATCAGGGAGCATGACATCCTGCGCGCTCTTTAGCACAGGGACACCTGTCGGATGGTAATAACCTTCGTCATCATCGGATGGCGTCACACCAGCGACACGCTTCGCTGTTGCTAGATCGATGATGCCACTCTTGTAGAGTCGTTCAGCTCTCTCAGCGTCCTCATTGAGGTCAGCCTGGAGCGATGGAACATTGGTCACATCGAACTCGAGGTAGTCGCCTGGTTGCGTCTCTTCATAGTCTGGAAGCAGTGCGATGGTAAGCGCTTCGGACATCTGGCGCATCAGCGGAATCATGCCATCAGTCCACGCAGATCGCGTTGCTTGCTCGAGGTTCGAGTATGTTGCGCGCTCGAGGCCGGAACCGAGTTGAAGGACCAGAGGATTTAGTCCGATGGCTGCACACACACGTTCTTCCGGTTTACGGCGGATCTCATCGAACGCCATCTCACTTGGTTTGTGACTGACCTTCTCGACGCGAAAAGGTCCGGTCATCACTAGGACGGAACCCGCGTTATCACCTGTGAAGTCCTGCTGTAGTTTCCGCTTTGTCTGACGTGCATCGTCTTCGGACAAATCCTCGACACCGCCCTTATAATCAGGACCGACCATGATGCTTGGCATGCCGCCGTTGCGAACCATGCCGAACGCAGCTGATGCGGCGACGTTGTCTGTCGCGATCTCACGAAGGACAGACGTGACAGGAGAGCGACCGAAGCGCGAGTCCTGCGGATCTCGA